GTTTCCTCGGATGCCAACGTCAACCACTTGGTTAGCACCACCAGCCTCACACGCCCACTCAATGCCGAGGATGCGAGCACCCTTGGGGATCACGGCGAGGATCACCTCGTCGTCTTCAACCATAGTAGACGTGGGATCGTCGGTGGTGTTGAATTCCCACCAAGCAACACGCAACCGACCACCCAATTCATTGGGCTTGAGAGGCGAGTAGTTGGGTGGGGCAACCTGCAACTGCTGTTGTGATTTGTAATCAGCCATAGTAGCTTACCTTTCTCTTAGAGGTCACTATCGCATTTCACGATGTACACACGTTCTTCCCACATGCGAGTAGCGCCAGCATTCATCGAGGCGTAAACCTGGACGGAATTGCGCTTGTCTCGCCGGGGACCGACATCGACCATGATCTCCGCGCCAGAAGCAAGCAGAAGACCGGAGCCAGCAAACGCGATGTTGTCCACCACGTTATTGCCGTCAGTCGTGAGCTTGTTGGACCACACAAAGTGGAAGCCCATGAACCGATCAACTTCACCTTCGACAAGCGCCTTGATGTTGTTGTAGTCACTGCTTCCAATCTCCTGCTGCCGAAGCAACGATTGAATCTGCTCAGGATCACAGACCCAGATCAGAGGCTCTTCGTCACCAACCTCACCTTGACGAAGCAACGTGCGCACGCGACGGAGCTTACCGAGGGTGAGGTTAGAATCAGCAGCAGCACCGGACTCAACATAGTCGACTGCAATGGTGTTAGCAGCCGGAAGAGAAACAGTGGTGGAACCAGTTTTGCCTGTATAAGCCACAGCAGAAGCAGACTCAATCAGAAGATCGTCATACTTACGGCCAAGAGCCCAAACAGCGTTCGTGACGTAACTCGAAGTTGGATCAGCCAACATACGAATTTTGTCCTTGCGATCAACCAAATCCGCGAAATCAAAGTCTCGCAGAGCTACTCGACGCCTGTCATGGGGAGTCGAGATAAGCGGGGTATCAGCATGACGATTCGTCACTTCGACCGCCTCGACGGACTCAATACGGTCATAGTACTCGAACTCAGCAGACTGAGTCTCGTTACGCACGTATTTGCGAAGTTTGGAACCTTTTTGCTGCAGCCCCATCTCAATGTTAGCTCTGTAAGCTTGGACCAACGCGGTATCAACTTGAAATGACATGTTTTACCTTTCGTTTAGTTTACAGTTTGTTGAGTGGGTTTTGGGTTTCCGCCATACAGCGGCCCGGCATGTCAGCAAGGCCCGAAGGTTCCCTCGCATTCACATGGACAATCTACATTGTTGTATGCCTATGTACAATCTTTTTTAACGGGGAAAATTAGGCTGGTTCAGTCCCCGGGAACGCCTGACGGTAGAGGTCACGCCAGCGTTGAACAGCTGCTTGGTGGCCTGGATCAGTGACTGTTGTGAGGGCAGACATGAACTCTTGGTTCGTCTTGAGTTTGTCAATCTCAAGCTTTGCCTTAGTCTCATTCATCACATCGAAGTTGCCTGAACCTGCTCCAATCAACGATTCATCATCAAGCACCTTAGAACCGAGGTCGTGCATGAACTTCACCATGTCAGGGTGAGACCCTAAGCCTGATTCATCGAGATAGTTGACGAATTCGTCTGAAGCGAACTTTTTAAGAGCCGCACGAGCGATGTCCACAGTTTGCTGGGTTTTATCGCCAAAGATCTCTTGCAGCTTTGCTTGAGCTCCATCTCGCTCTGCTTGAGTTGCTTCTTGATGTGCTTTGAAATCCGAACCCAGTGTCTCATGATACCAGGTAAGCAAATCATTGCCTTGCTTCTCAGACAAACCAAGCTCGTGCATCTTGGTTTTTGCTGTATTGAGAAACTCTTCATTAAGCGTAAAACCTTCCGGAGCCTCCCACTCAGAAGACACATTGTATTTGTCAGCTGTTTCTGGGCGACCGAGCTTGTTATAAAAGTTCGCTCGATCTTCATCAGTGGCATCAGGCCCAGGCAAGGCTACACGGCTAGATGCCATTTGAGTAGCGGCCATCCATGACTTACCCAAATCAGCGACTGACTTGATGTCCTTGAATGTGCCGAAGTTCCTGATGTCCTCTGGAACTGCTTGTTGCCAATTGTCCGGAATGATGGGCGCCCCGCCTGTGGGATCACCTGGTTCCGGATTACGAATAATCCGCCATGTGGTCTTCATGATACTTTATTTGTTCTTGTATTATTTGTTGTTCTGTTTTCTCGTGTCCATAGACCTGTGCCAATATCGACAACACAAGCCTTCGTGCTCCCTCATTGAGTGCCGTCTCGTAGGGATCACCTTTAACAAAAGTCGATTTGTTTACAAAACCAACCTTCATCAAATGCTGTAGAACGAACTCTCCTTCTGGTCCATCAAAGATTCGTTGGTAAGATCGGCGAACCGAATTCCTATCCAACAACATGTCCGCTATTCGTCTTATTCTGTCCATATTACAGTAGTGCGCTTCCACCCAGCGCTTCTTGTGCTTCTGCTACGTTCTTAACAGCTTGACTGGCAGGTCCCGCAACCTCAGCCATTTGCTGCATTTGTTGTTGCTGCTGGCGTTCTTGCCTGATAGCAGCAATCTCTTCAAGTGACCGAACAACAACCATAGGAACCTTTCGAGCTTTAGCAAGCTCTTGAATCCACATGTCATCATCAATCGCGTCAATGACATCAGGTTTCGCCTGCGCCATGGGAATGAGGTCTTGAAAGAATTGGGCCATCGCCTGGGCTTTGACACCGGTTTGAGCACGAGCAGCGGCAGACTCATACCCAACACGCAGACGATGGCCCTGCAGGGAGGGCGGAGCGGGTGGAATCCTCCCTACAAGGTCTAATAGACTGTAGCTTCGCATGATCATGTGATCAAGCAACTCAGATTGCAGCCTGCCTAGCATAGGAGACATTTTTCGCAGTTTTTCATCACGACGATCAGCAACTTCAAAGGCGGTCATCTCAACCTTCTCCTTCTCCATCTTGATCACATCGTTAAAGAAACACTTACGAATGTGTTCTCTCTTTTGTTCCGCTTTTTCTTCGCCGATTGGGTATGTCACTGACCCCTTAGGAGTGAGCAACTCAGCCGGCTCCATTCCCGGCTCCCTAAAGATTATCGACCCCGGAGATGTTCGAATGGGAAGCATGAATCCTTCCGATTCAGCTTGAATCGGAGGATCAGCAAGTTTTTGCGCTGCTTTGATCAGCGTAATCTCCATCCTATTCAACATCTTGATGTCAGGCAAACATTTTACGCCTGGCCCTTTACCATAGATCTGACCAGCCAACTTCAACCAGCGAGGGCAATGAAACGGGAAGCTATCAAAACCACCTTCCTCAAGAATATGTTTATCATCAAGATGGATATAGATTGAGGCGAACTTCTTATTGTTACGCGTGAACTTATTAGTGTCACGATCTTCCCTAGGAAAGACGGCATGAAGAAGCTCAAACATCTCATCTGGATGTGTGTCTGCTTTGTCCTTCAGTTTATCAGGCAACGCATCAAAACCAAACTGTTGAATCATTTGCCGGATAGACAGCTTACATGAACGATACAAAGTGTCCACATCACCGTCAGCGTTTTCCATCAAAATGCAGTCAGCCAATGGATATGCTTTAAAGCGGAGTGATTGCTTCTTAAAGTTCCAGTCTTGGTAAAGAATAGCTGTGCCAAATGCACCAATGTCCAAATAAGTCTCGTGGATGCAGCTGTTAAACAAGGCAGCCGGCTTATTGTACTCCTTGTAAATGATGTCAGCCACGAGCTCCAACCATTCCAGGGCTTCGTGGTCATACCCTAGATCCTGTGGCTCTTCAACTGTAAGCGAGAACCAGCGATCAGTTGGATTCGTGAGGAACCCCATCAATCCACCTGCAAATTCCTCCAGGGCGTCCACTGGTGTCGAATCATATTGTCCTTCACGACGGTGGTCAGTGGGTTGCAGCTTACTGCCGTAGAAATCAGCTGTGTGATCTCGAACAAGATCAGCGACTACCTGCCAATCAGCCTCAAGGATAGACCGAGCTGTCTTAAGGTCTTCACGACGCTTAATCAGCTGGTCTGCGAGCGGGTTAGATGAGATGACCATGTTATGCTCCTAGCTTGTCATCTGTCCCAGTAAGCACTGTCGATTGAAACCCCTTCGCCTTCCTCCGGCGCTCGGCTGTCAAAATACTTGAAAACGATTTGGCTGCCTTGTCTGGGGCCGGCGCTACAGGAACTGGGTCTGGTGGGCTTGGTTTGCTTCCGAATGACATGTTGTTTAAAGCGGTTAAAGTTGTACCATTTTCCATTGGGCCTCCCTCGCATAGCCCGAGCAAAGCCTATGTATGATACCTCGAAGTTTATCATTTGTAAACAGGATTTAATATCCCCGTCAAAATACTCTATCCACAAGTAACCCTGATCGTAGTTACCAATTATATGACAAAAAGGAGTAGTCACTACTATGTTATAGATATTGGAAGTCATCTTGTGCCTGTATTTGAGGGCGTTGCTTTCTAACAATCCCGGTTTTTGTTTTCAGAGCGAGTGGAACAAAAGCATCAGCGGCATGAGAAGACCAATCATGTTCCGGAGTTTTCTTGAACACCTTCTTAATTGGATCATACTCTTTACGATATGAAACAAGTGCATCGATCCCACGGTCACACTTGCTTTCGTCAAACCAGCAATATGGCAACAATCCTCTAACCGCTTCAATCGCATCATCTTTCGACAGTGTGGGAACCACTGTAAACGTAATACCCAGCTGCTTAGCTACCTCCCATCTGGACTTCCCTGTCCCAAGCTCCCTTACCTTAATATCATGTGGGCCAAAGTGCCTATCGTAAGAATATCCTTTCTCCCGAAGAACATGAGCGTAGTGAGACAAACCCTCGCCGCTGTTCTCGTAGTAATCAATTATCCGTACTTCCATTGATGTGCGCTGCATGAACCAAATAGTCGTGCTGTCATCCATACCCAGATCCCACGATGTAGTAACGGGCAAAGCTGGATCGTATGGCACATTCGTAATCCGTCCGTCTTTCCTTGCTTGTGTCATCTGCGGGCCATAATAAGCACCTACCATAGCTGCATCAAATGAACAATAGAACTCCTGCTGGATCATCTCCTCTTCCATTCCCGCATCACGCTCTTCTTGGATGATTTGATCAGAGACGACCGGTGCCATAACCAGGGATCCGTCGGGATTCTTTCCCACTGGTTTCTGTGTGCCATTATTACCTGCCACAAGGACCTCGCAAAACCATTTTTCGCGTCCCATCGCCACATTTTTCCTCGCGGTCTTCAGCAATTGGTAACCATGATTATGCCCACGAGCGGTGTAGATGAACAATGCCCATCCACCATTCTCAGCCAGAATAGGTCGAAGGTAATCCCACGCCTGAGGGTTATGCAACGAATACTCTGACAGAATAACCCCAATTGGATTCGTGCCAACTAGCGAGTTGATGTCATCCGTTCCCACCACCCTGAACACACTCTTATTCTTAAGCGTGATCTTCATCTCCGTATTATTCTTCGACTGAATAAGATCCGGATGAAAATGATCTGTGAACGCTCGGCCATCACGAGTAAAGCCGTCCCACACAATCTGTCTGCCCTGCTTATATGTGGGCAGCATGTGCCAGTACGTCCCAACCCGTTGCATCATTTTTGTCTGGGCGATATTCACACAAGTGAGATCCTTACCACCTCGTCGATGCCATACGCAGACTGCTCTCAGGCCCTCCTTCTCTGGCATCATGTGATTCCAGACTGGTTGTTGGTAATAACGAGGGTCCCAGTTATACGGTAGTTCAATTGCTCCCATCTGCCACTTCCTCCGCTTCTATCAAGATAGATTCCTTGCCGCTATCTTGTGATTGTACGTTTGTGTCGTATTGTTTAACTTGCACCGTGATATTCAGATCCATCTCACCTTTATACTCTACCGCTTTGAGCTTGGGCATTCTGTAGGAATTGATTTCCGACAAGATCTTGATCTTCTGATCCATGGTAACTTCGCCTGCTCTTACCATTCTCAAGAGTTCGTAAACAGGCTCAAGGCCTGTTTCCTCAATAGCAAGATCAAGAACTTGTCGCAACTCAGCCGCAGTAAGCTTCCCTCTCTTCCCTGCTACTAGGTCTCTTGATGTGCTGGTAGGAGTGGTCGGAGCTAACTCAGCATCTTGATCCGCGCGATTACGCCTTTCTCTCTGGCGTCGGTGTGGAGCGGATACCTCCGCTAGGTTTTCACGCACACGTTCTGCAGGGGATTTCTGTCCCTGTTGCCATGACGCCGGCGCTGCCCCTAGCTTCATCGCAACCGCTTCCTCTCTTGTAAGTTCTCCAGTTAGTACACGATCTAACAATTCACCTTCCAATGTAACTTGTGGGCTTGACATATCTTACTCAGGGACTCCAGGGCCTCATAACCTTCTGTTCTCTGTCTTCTGTTCTCTCCTCTATAATAGCAACGATTTTGATTGTTGTAAACTTGAAAACCAAAATAGTGCAGAGCTAAATCCCTATGATTCGTAAACCTATAAGAAAAGCTATAGGTTATCAAATGTGTTAACGAGTGACCATCGGTAATAATTTGCCCTAATAATCCCTAAGTCATTGATAGTCAATCACTTAGACTATCGGTGTGACTATCAGTTTTGATTTATTAAAAACTTTGAGCTTTGAAATTTTTTTTTTCTGTGAAATTCTCTAATACTGATAATAACAGTAATAAAACGGATAGGATCTATATATATATCAAGTTTATTACATCGGTAATAACATCTTCTTATACCAAAATCTATAGGTTCTAGCTGCTGCGCCATAGTGAACTAGAATACCTATCCGCAGTGTTCGGCGGAAGGAAAACTGTACGTGGGTAGGTGTCTGGTATCATTACATTTTATTTACACCCCCCGGGCCAGGTGTCATCTCTACCCCAAACATTATCATCCTTTCATAATTCTTCTTCCACTCTTCTCCCACCCTTCACCCACATACCATACCACAACAACCTATCAACCTCCCTCCATTCACATATTAACATCATCCTCAACCCTCTTTCCAACACCCTACCAACTCACATCAATTATTCATTTCTTCATAAATAAATAATTTCTCACTTCCAACCTACAACATCAACACACTAAACCATTATCAAAACTACATCCCCCATCACCAATCTCCTTCTCACCACTCCCTTTAATAACATAACCATTATCAATAAAAAAACACACTTCCACATCATTATCAAACTACACTCACTTAAATTCCACTTCTTCACAACCTCTCCTCAAAACTACCTCTAACCCTCAACCACCTATACCATTATCAAAACTCCATACCCACTCATCCCATATCTCTCAATCCTTCAACTCCAAACCATTAACCAATTCTTCTTACTCAACTCATCACAACCATATCCACAAATCACAACCAACCTCCACTTCAAATCACCCTACAACACAATCACCTTCACAAACCACCTCAACTTCACTACTCAATCATTCAAATTCAACACAACCACAAACTTCAACACTATCCTCCAACAACTTAATCCTAACATCTACTCCTAACCCTCAACCCAAACATACCATTATCAAAACTACAAACTCACACCCCCTCATCCAACTCACCCACAACCTCAACTACTCAATCAAAATCCCTCTTTCTTCACTTCAAAAACAACCTCTCTTCCAAATACCTAACCCCATCCAACAAATCCAACAACTCATCATCCAAACACAACACCTCACTATTCACCCACACATCATCTCTACCCCTTATTCCAAACCTTACATCTCCTTAACACACTTCCAACTCAACAACCACAACCCCAACCTCTATCAATACATCATTCCTCCAAACTCCACAATCCACCAACCTTATTACATCCACATCATCACACAAACCCAAAACCTCTACACCATAACCCTCAAACTCACAACCCAAAACCTCCATATCAAACAATCCATCCATAACAACTCAAATTAATTATTTTCTTCATTCTTCAAAAAATAATCAATTCTCAAACATACAAACCTTTAACCCTCTAAATACCATAAAAACTACAACCACATCCCCCAATACCACCTCACCCTCAACCACAACCCTCAACACCTACAATATCCTACTCACTCACCAACCATCTCACAACTCATCACCACAACACATCCAACTCACATCTCAACAACCTACACTCAAATCCTTCCTCAAACACATCAATACCACACACCCCAAACTCAACATCATCACATCTTCCATATCTATCCAATCTCCCAACTTTAACCCACACACTAAACCCATCTACAACCTATCTTCCAACAACCACCCCACAAACCTCAAAAAACAACCCAAACTCCAACCTAACAACAACTACTACCAACTCCAAATCACCTACATCAACAACACACAACCACAAACTATCTCCATCACAAAACAATCTCCCAACATTCTCCTCCTCATCCAAAATACCATCAAACTCTTCCACATCACTCCATACTCCATCATCCACATCACCATCCTCCATCACAAAACAAAACCACAACCCAATCCACAAAACCATCCCAACAACAAAAAATACACCAATCCCAAACTACCCACACATTTCCCCACATCATCACCCACCATCCAAATCAACAAACCAATTCCCAACACCAACAAAATTCACATCACCACTATCCCCAATCCCATCAACAACCAACCTACTCCTCAACCACTCAACCAAACTCCCAACACTCTCAACATACCTAAAAACCAACACCCCATCAAAACACCTATCCAACACATTTCCAATCCACATTTCCACACACAAAACCTTCCTCATCAAAACTCACCCCTCTCCCACCTCTCCCACTAACCCTCAACCACCTAAACCATTATCAAAACTACATTCCAAATCTCCCAACTCCCCAACATCACAAACTTCACCATCAACAACACAAAATTCCAACTCAATACATCTTATCCCAACAAACTATTCTACCCCTTTATCTCTTATCCCAACACTCTCACCAACTACTTCACCACCTACTTCACCACACCAACCTCCATCATTTTCCAATCCTCTCCCTTCACCACCACCATTATCAAAACCACCACAAAACACCTCCACATCATCCACATCCCTTTTCTCCTCCCAATCATCCTCTAACCCTCAACAAAAAACCCCACATACTCACACCCAACAATTTTTTTTCATTCTTCAAAAAAAAAAAATTCCACAACCCTCAACCCCTCAATACCATAAAAACTCAATCCAACAACCTCATCATCACTCACCTCCCCTCAAAACCCTTCTACACCATCTCAATCCCTCCCCAAATAATACCACCAACCAAACTCAAACCATCCAAATCCTTCCTCATTCCTCTCCCCACTAACCCTCAACACAACTAACCCTCAACACACCTAACATACTCACATCCAACTCAAAACCAAATTTTCCCAATCCAAACCACTGGGGTTACACACCTACACACAAAACCCACCCACCACAAACCCATACACCAAATAACCATGAACTACAAACTACTAAAACAATACAACGACAATCCATCTCTTTGGAAAACTAACCCACCATGCCTCCAACAACTCAACGAACCAGAATACCCTAACCTTCCCTATCCAACATCCGACTATTTTTACCTCTCAGGCTATGAATGCCCAACATGCAAAAAACACCTTTACTTACGCGAAATCAACGAACCAGGCCCAGAAACAATCTTCTGTAATCACTGCAACACTCAACTACACGATAAAGACTTCATCCACAAACCACACTTCACCAAACAATAACACTAATCACAACAAACCCTGGACACCATGGACAAGCAATACTATATCGCTATCACAGCTGACGGCGACGACGATATCAAGCGCCTTATCGGGCCATTCCCGACCAACTACCAGTCTCTTCGCTGGATAGCTGGTTATGCAAAACACAACCTCCAAGACCTCGTCCAAATAAAACTTCACTATCACCAAAACACATACCTTTGGATGGATGAAGACAACTATGGCGAAATCAGACTGCAAATCGTGCAAAACCAGTCAGTATACTACTGATACATCATCTCAATAAATTGAAGATGATGTATCCTAAACCTCAACAAACAAACAAACAATGCAACTAGTAGCAACACTCAAACCGATCAAAGAACTCAACATCCCCAAGCAATATGTCAAAATCATCAATCTCTCCGAAATGCAGCTCAGAGCTTCAGTCACTATTGGACAAGACCTTAAACCAGTCGAAATCTACTGCAGTCCAGATCAAATCGAAAAAATTGAAGTGCAAACAATGCGCTGAGCCTTGTGAATACGTAGACACACTCGAAGAAATCGATTACTTTTACTGCCACAACTGCAGGGAAGGTTGGACAACACTCGACGACATCACAGAACACCACGACCACTCACCTATCACATACAACCACCTCTTTGACGAAACATTCGGCAACCTCCAATACTAATATGGAAAGCGAAATACCAACAGATTGGGGCCGAGAACATAAGTTAAGACAATTCTTACTCAAAGCTTGGGAAGAAAAGTACTATCAAGACGTAATGAACAACTACGGCAAAAAAGAACTAGCAGAACGTGTAGCATTTCACTTCACTCATGGTTGCATGGGAATAGCTGACTATGGCACAGAGAGCTTACTTCAAATAACGTGTTGTGGAGACTGGGAAGCTGAGGGCGATACACCATACCGTGTCAAATAACAATCTGATACATCATCTCAATAAATTGAAGATGATGTATCCTAACAACAAACTACCATGGCAAACAAAAACACAAAACGAAAAAACCGGATTCATGCACAACAACTCAAAGCCCTCAAACCCCTCGCTTGCCTCGATACACACGAACTGAGAAAGACAAACGATAAACAACCTGCAAATCTCCCCGCAAACAAGAACAACAAAAAGAAAAACGAACATGACAGCTAAAAAGAAACAAAAAACGTTCTGGGCAGACGCTCCAATGTACAAAGACCGCCTTCTCATCGGCAATGAAATCCTTCGCCAATGTATGGTGGCACAAGTCGGAGACGACAAATGGTATCGATTCACCAGGCCGGAAGCACAGCACTTTCCGAAGGACAAAATCAGCGTCATTCACAAAAAATGGGAAACATACGACGACACGTTCAAAACCAAGCAACAAGCCATCGAAAAACACAAAGCTGTCTTTGGTAAGGAGCCTGCCAAAAATCTCGAAAAATTCGAGATCACACAACTCCTCTGGTTTGAAATGGCAAACAAATCAGAAGACCGCACCAACGTCATCGCTGAAACCAACAACGATGGATCCAAAAAGCGCAAATCCTCACTGAGCACCCGTGTCTACAAAATGCATGCAGAAGCTGATCAGGCTACAATCGACGAGATCAAGACTCCTCAAGCCAAAGCATGCTTGCAAATCATGAAAGACAACCTCGACGACAAAGGCGAGGTAACTGAGGCTGTTCTCAAAGAACAAGTATACAAACGAGCGACTGAGCTCAAGACGCGACAAGACGCATGGCGAATCTTCCAATACTATCGCCCTCAACTCATCAACCGTAAAATCATTCAAACCACGTAAACCACCAACAGGGGAGAGGGCAACCTCTCCCCTTTCTTATTCAAAATAAAGTTCCCCGTTAGTCAATCTTGGAATAATATAGCACTATGAAATCTAACTTCTTATCCATCGACCAAGCCATCTTACGAGCTCCATCCATTGCTGCAAAAGAACCGGTATCTGCTGCATCTGAACGCTATGTACCAGTCCACACAACGGACATGGTTGAAGCTCTACAGAAAAACGGCTGGGGTATCATCAGCGCGTCTGAACAAAAGGTACGAACACCAGATCGCCAGGGCTTTCAAAAGCACATCGTTACCTTCGGAGCATCAGCATTACAAACATATGAAGAAATTCCTACAATTGCTCTCATCAATTCTGCTGACCGTACAACTAAGTATACTCTGCTGGGTGGTATACATGTGTTTGTCTGTACTAACGGTCTCATCATATCGAAGAAAACATTGGACGAAGTCAAGTTCAAACACCAAGACATAACACTCGAACAGGTCACAATGGCAACTGAACGAATGGGATTCAAACTGCGTCAAACAGCTGAATCTATCGACAGCATGCGAAATCGTGAACTAAACAACATCGAACAAATTCAATTTGCTACTAAAGCACTAGAAATACGTTACGGTGACATCAAACGATCTCCTATCGGCACAACCACTGTTCTTGAGCCTAGACGCGAAGCTGACACACAAAACAATCTGTGGAAAATATTCAACAGAGTTCAAGAAAACATCATCCGCGGCGGTCAAAGCGACCACCTCAAAGATGTACACGGGCGTTCACTCGGACGCAGTCAACCCATCAAATCAATTGATCGCGACATACTCATCAATACACAACTATGGGATCTGGCCGAAAGCTTCAAGAACTGAAGTCTTACCAGATACGAGCAAAAAGATCACGTGATGCAAAACTAAAATCAATCGCCATTATGGTGTCACCTTTACTGGCATACGTCATTACCTGCCTGGTGAGAAAATACTTCCGATAAACACAGCCCCGGTCTTTAAACAGACCGGGGTTTTTTTAATACCTAAAGCAAACCAGTAGACTGCACACGTTCCACGAAAACTAGTCAAAATGAATACAATAATGGTTGGACCACTCACACCCGAAAAAATGCGCGATGCGATGCTTAGTGTCTTCAAAAAGAAACCAGATAGACATGCCGCTCAAATAGAGATAACCGAAGAAACACTGCTAAGCAATTTTCAAAACGCGGAAATTCATTCATGCTTCTTCGGTATGTGGTATAAGACGAAAAAGTCGAAGCTAGAGATATGCCTGCTATATCTAGAAACGATGGGCATATTAGTATATGCTGGAAGCGAGATCATAACTTGCTTCATGATCAATCCGCAGTACAAGAAACATTCACAAGCCTGGCAATCCATACTGGAGAGCGTACTCGAAAATGCCAGTGAATAAATGCATTTATCCGGTTTACAGGGTGTATGTAATATGTTACACTTATTCTGTTAACACAACGTGCGAGAGCACACCAACAAAAACCAAGTAAGTAGATAACATCATGTCAGAAAAAACGGAAAAGAAAGCGGCACCCACCAACCCGACTCCCAACAAGGAAGGTGGCAAAAAGCGGGAAACCGGCGGAGCTCAAGACAAGTTCATCTATGTCGGTGAAAACAAGGACCACAAGCTCCCGCCCCAGGCTGAGCAGATCAAAGAGCTGATCAAAAAGGCTGGCGGCGGTGGTATTACGCGCGAAGCCTTGCTCGCCCAGGCGGAAAAGGTGATCACCACGAAACAACCCATCGGCCGCATTCTGAGCTACTATCAGAAGCGCTTGACGGACCATGGTTTCGTGAAAGTGCAGAAGTAATTCTGCGGGTGCTGGAAGGGGAGAGTAATTTCGGTTGCTCTCCCCTTCTTAGTCTCTACACAAGGTTAGCGATATGAAAATACACTTAAAATCGAAATACTCACAAAACACCAGTGCTTGTGGCCTTAACTTGCCCATGCCCCAGTTCCACCCCACATCAAGACGTGAACTAAATAAAGTAACCTGCGGCGCATGCCAACGCACCAGACGATACAAGAATTTGTTGGACCTTAACTTAGAATACGACCCGATTAAGTAGTGTAAGCCTCTTTTTATTATGAACATCTTTGTCTTAAATGAAAACCCTGTGATTGCTGCCCGTGAACACTGTGACAAGCACGTTGTCAAAATGATCCTAGAATCTGCTCAGATGCTATCTACTGCTCATCGTATGCTGGATGGCACTGAGCAAATTCAGGTTCGCAATGGTCGCAACCATAGAACATGGGTTCTGCCTGATGATCGTGAGAATCAAATGTATCAGGCAGTCCACATGAACCATCCTTGCACGATTTGGACAAGAGAAAGCAGTGACAATTACTATTGGCATTTTAAACTCTTTGTCGCTTTGTGTGAGGAGTACACTTATCGATACGGAAAAACTCATGTCACTGAGACCAAGCTTATCAATGCCCTTGCAGATTGCCCAAATTCAATACCAATTGCAGGAATGACTCCATTCCGTTTGGCGATGGGTTCTAATCCAGAATGCATGGGACCAGACCCAATTCAATCCTACCGTTCTTTCTACAAGACTAAACAGAATCGATTCAGTATGGTCTGGTCTAAACGCCCCACACCTGAATGGTTTGATTGACTCAAAATTCGGGGATTTTTCTTAATATGATATATCATTGAAAATATCTCGAAATGTCCCTAGGAATGACCTAGGGATCAAACCCGTTATAAGTTTATGACAAATCAGTCTTGAAATGAAAGCATTCAAACCAATGCTGGCGGCACAGCAACCAAAAGAAATGCCGTTCGATGAATACATCGAATCCCTGGCATACCCAGTAATCGCCTCACCAAAACTCGACGGCATACGATGCCTGACAATGAATCAACCAGGTGGTCCAGGGCTTCGTTGTGCGCCATCTAGCAGGAGTCTTAAATCAATCCCTAACAACCACATCTATCAGACAGTGGGGCAGTTGCCGCCGTATCTCGATGGAGAGATCGTTATTAAAGGAGGGAACTTCCAAAGTGTGCAGTCACAAGTTATGGCTCATGGCG